TTTTGTTTCTTCAGGGTTTCCACAACTGGACACTCAACCCCTTCCATATGATGGGAGTTGCTGGTATACTAGGTGGAGCACTGCTCTGTGCCATTCACGGAGCAACTGTAGAAAACACACTATTTGAAGACAGTGAACAGGCAAACACATTCAAGGCATTTGAACCGACTCAAGAGGAAGAGACCTACTCTATGGTTACTGCGAATCGTTTCTGGTCTCAGATTTTTGGTATCGCCTTTAGTAACAAGAGGTGGCTTCATTTCTTTATGCTCTTTGTTCCTGTTATGGGTCTTTGGACTTCTTCCATTGGCATTATTGGTCTTGCCCTTAATCTTCGTGCTTACGACTTTGTGAGTCAGGAGATTCGTGCGGCTGAGGATCCGGAATTTGAAACTTTTTATTCTAAAAATATACTGCTCAACGAGGGCATTCGTGCTTGGATGGCTCCAGTAGATCAACCCCACGAACGATTTGTTTTTCCAGAAGAGGTTCTTCCCAGAGGAAACGCTCTTTGATTTTCTTAAGACCCTTTATACAAGGGTTTTTTTTATGTTATAATACCTTCATTCAAAAAAAATAAAAACTATAAATAATAATAGATATAAATGAAGGTATGGTTAAAAATAGTTTAGTTGGAAAAACTTTTAATAGATTAACTATTGGAAAGGAATATCAATCTCCTTGTAAAAAATATGTTCTTTGCGAATGCTCTTGTTCCTGTGGAGGTAATACAACTAAAACAAGACGGCACGATATTGTCTCTGGGAAAATAATATCTTGCGGTTGTCTGAGATTGGAAAGATTAAGAGAAGTTTCCCCTAATAATCCCAGAAGTAAAAAAGAACCTGGAACCCGTAAAGCAGACGACCGAAGATATAAGATGTTTCATAACGCTCAACACAGAGCAAAAATAAAAGGTATTCCTTTTAGTATAACTATAGATGATATTATTATTCCAGAAACTTGTCCTTTACTTGGAATACCTTTGGTTTCTACTAATAATAAGAGAGACCCAAGAAACCCCAGTTTAGATCAAAAAGTTCCTGGTAAAGGATATACCCTAGATAATATTTGGGTTATATCTTCAAGAGCTAACTGGATAAAATGTGACGCATCCCTACAAGAACTTGAACTACTCGTAGAAAATCTCAAAGCACTTAAATGAAACGCAGCATACTTGCTATTCTTTTTCTTCTATCCTTTGTCCCCATCAGTAGTCAGAATAAGACTCTGAGTAACTATGGAGTCAAGGATAGAACCGTCACACCCACAGTCATCAGCAATGTTGTGTCCAATGTTCCGATGAGTCGGGCGATGAGTTATCAGAAACTGGAAACTCTGGTTCCTTATATTAAGAAAGCAAGCAAGCAGTTTCATATTCCAGAGAATGTGATCGCAGCAGTTCTCTATGAGGAAATCCTTCATCGCAAACCAGTGGATGTAAAGACCTTTGGTGTCGCACAACTGGGACTTAATGAACTCATTACACAAGGACTTCCACCCAAGAGAGAACTTCTGGATGATGATGAAGTATCGGTATGGTTATTAGCAAGCAAACTACGCCGTCTTCAGAATGAAACTGGGTCTTTGAGAGATGCTATTATTCTTCATAATGGATACTATGACTATTATGACTCTGTAAGAAAGACCGCAAAAGACCCAAAGGTATTAACACTTTTATCTCAACAACAACAAAGTATAACAATATTAGCGTGATTAGTTCAGAAACACCCTACAAACTTGCTGAGATAATTAGAGACACCTGGCCACAACTTTATAGATATGCATCCACGAAAACGAAAGCAAATGGAGAATCACAAGAAGAAGATTCTCTCACCGATTCAAACAATGTCTGATCCACCTGATGCATTCTGCTCATACTGTGGTAAAAAGAATAAGGCTTGTTCTTATGTAAATAGTTTATCTCGTGCTTGGGCTCGAGGAGTTTGTGTCAAAAAATATCGGAGTAATTAAAATGAATTTCACCGTCTATTCTAAAAATGGTTGCCCATTTTGTACCAAAATTATTCAAGTATTAGAACTTTCAAACTTTGAACACAAGGTTTATAAACTAGGCATTGACTTTACCAAAGAACAGTTCTATAGTGAGTTCGGGAAAGGATCCACGTTCCCACAAGTTGTGATGGATGACAAACACTTGGGCGGATGTATGGATACGGTTGCATACTTACAGGAGAACAATCTGATCTAATGGAAGACATTAACGGAGTTATCGAACAAGCCATTGACTATGCATTTGAAAGCAATAAATTTGTTCTGAACTTTTATGAATATCTTAAAACGATTGGTGCAACAAAAGCACAGGTTCAAGTTTTTATTCAAAGTCAAACCGCTGCAAACTTAAGTACCATTGTTGAAGATTTGGATGAATATTTGATTGGTGGCCCAGATGACTTGCATAAACAACTTCGTGAAGCCTATGGTCACATTCCAAAACCTGCAGCTAGAAAAATTAGAAACTATCTTTACGGAATTTTAGAGGATGCTTGGAAATATGAGCAAGACAAGAAGAGAGGAAGGAGGAAGAAAACTCAGAATAAATAAAGGCGTAGAGTTGATGTTACAGAAGAGGAGGAACCAAGAGCCACCAAAAACGTTTAAAATTTGTTTTGGAAAGATGGTTTCTCTTCTTCGACGAGAATTTCACATCTATTTTGAGTTTTCCTTTTACACAAGGAAACAAAACATAACTCTCAGGGGAAAGTAAGATGTTAGCAGTCACTTTAACTCTCGGCACAATGATATCCGTGCTTTTTCTGTGTGTTGGTGGTATAATTGGATGGTTATATAAAGAACACATTCAAAGAACGGTAATTCCCCAGATGCATCCAGAAATGTATGATGAAAGAGGTAATGTTATTCCAGATGAAATCATTGCCTTCCGTGTTGAAAACTCAGATTTTTTATACGATGAAGAACTAGAAGACGAGTAACCATTATGACAATGACTGAAGTACATCCTGAACTTGGTGAAGCCCGATTGCCAAATAATCCTTTGTTGAGTGAAGTTCTCGACAAAGTTTCCAAACAAAGAACGAAAGCAAAGAAAGTTCAAGTTCTGAAAGAGAATGAATCACTTCATTTGAAGTCGGTTCTTATCTGGAACTTTGATGATTCTATTGTTTCTATTTTGCCTGAAGGAGATGTTCCGTTCAACAAGAATGAAGCTCCAGCAGGAACTGAACACACCTATCTTGCTCACGAGTGGAAGATTCTTTATAACTTTGTGAAAGGTGGTAATGATTTTCTGAGACCGATAAAAAGAGAACAAATGTTTCTCCAACTATTAGAAGGTCTTCATCCAGACGAAGCTGAAATCATTTGTCTGGTAAAAGATAAGAAACTTACGACCAAATATAAAGTAACCAGAGAGATGGTGCAGGAAGCTTTCCCAGACATTGTGTGGGGCAACAGAGGAGGTTGATATGAATACAACTACTACCTTACAAAACACAATGGATGAAGTTTACTGGACACCTCAAGAGAAAAGTTCTCTTAAAAACAAATATGGTACAGAACTTCTTGTAGAAAGCTGTACCCAACTTCATCTTCAAGATAAGTCTTTTCCTCTTGATGCTTACGTTGTAACTTATAAAAATTTTGAAGGTGAAGTCAAGAAAGATCTTGTAAGGTCTGCCAAACGAGTTAATATTTTTGATATGTATTATGACAAGTTTGGCCCTGGATCGATGATTGATATCGACTTTGGCCCTGGAAGAGTTAATCCTAAGATTTGGGGTGAAAAACCACCAGAAGAAAAGAAGAGGCGGCGATGAGTATTGGTTTTGGTTTTGATGGTAAGGATAAGAAAAAAGGTGTCAAAGTTAATTGGGACGAAGTTAATAACCTTACCAAAGAATACAAGAAACTCAAGAAGTATATGAAAACAAACTTCTATGAGATTCAAACATTGAGTGGAGATGAAAAAATAATCACAGAACTTTTGAAAAAGTACGGGGAGGATTGACACCTCCTCTTTTTTTGTATAGAATGGTATAGGAGGAACTTATTATGGATCGAGACAAATTAAAATTAATTATTCATAACCTTGAATTACTTGTGGAGTCTTTGAAGTCAGAAGTATATTCAGATGTAAATGCTTATAAACCTCCACGATATGAAGAGGTTGCCCCATACATAACTGATTACGACGAAGTGTTTTATGACGGAGACGACGATGGCTACCCAGACTAATGTAAAACTTATTAGTGTGACTCCCGATGCAGAAAAGACAATGGCGTTCATTGCAAGAGTCTCTAATCCTGCTAATCAGGATAACGAGAACTATTCCAAGTTGCTTGCTTATTGTATTAAGCATAATCATTGGTCTGTGTTTGAACAGTCTTCTATGACTCTTGAGATTGAAACCAATCGTGGTATCGCAGCCCAGATTCTTCGTCATCGTAGTTTTACGTTTCAAGAGTTTAGTCAAAGGTATGCAGACACCAATCTGTTAAGTGCTGATATTCCTGTGCCAGAACTGCGTAGGCAGGACACCAAGAACCGCCAGAACTCGATTGATGACTTAGATGAGGAAAGAGTGTTCGTGATGAATAAGATGATTCAAGACCTCTTCCGGGACGCCCAGGATGTCTATAACTATCTTCTGAATCAAGGTGTTGCAAAAGAGTGTGCTCGATTTGTACTCCCCTTGGCGACTCCCACACGCATCTATATGACTGGTTCGTGCCGTAGTTGGATTCATTATATCAATCTGCGTTCGGCCAATGGAACACAGAAAGAACATATGGATATTGCTCTAGAGTGTAAGAGAGTGTTCTGCGAACAGTTTCCTTCGGTTTCAGAAGCCCTTGAATGGGTCTAAATATTTTCACGGTTTATAGAAACGTATGGCGATTTATCCGATAGTTCATAAAGAAACTGGAGAGAAAAAAGTCATTGAGATGAGCGTACACGAAATCACTCAATGGTATCAAGACAATCCAGAATGGAAGAGAGATTGGTCTGAAGGATGTGCAACACCAGGAGAAGTTGGCGAGTGGAAAGACAAACTTGTCAATCGCAACCCTGGTTGGAATGACGTTCTTCTCAAAGCATCTAAAGCACCTGGCTCTCGTATTAAAAGAATCTAATGGCAAGAAAAACATCAAACTCTCCGATTGGCGTTGGTATGACGACAAAACAAATGAAGAGAAAGAAACCGATCAATACAGATCTCTTAAACAAGATCGAACCAATTACAGAAAATCAAAAGTTATTGTTCGAAAAGTATAAAGAAGGTAAAAACATTTTTGCCTTTGGTGCTGCTGGAACAGGTAAAACTTTTGTCGCTTTGTATCTTGCTCTCAAAGATGTACTTGATGAAAGAACACCTTATGAGAGAGTTTATATTGTTCGATCTCTTGTTGCTACACGAGAGATTGGATTTCTGCCTGGGGATCACGAAGATAAATCGTCACTTTACCAAATTCCATACAAGAATATGGTAAAATATATGTTTGAGATGCCTACTGATGCTGACTTTGAAATGTTGTATGGTAACCTGAAACAACAGGAGACCATCAAGTTCTGGTCAACTTCTTTCATTCGTGGCACCACAATTGATAGAGCGATTCTTCTGATTGACGAATCGCAAAACCTTAATTTTCACGAATTGGATTCAATCATCACCCGTGTTGGTGAAGATTGTAAGATTATTTTCTGCGGTGACGCCACTCAAACTGACTTGCAGAAAACATATGAAAAGAATGGTATCCTTGACTTTATGAAAATCATTCAACAGATGAATGAATCATTTCAAATGGTTGAATTTGGTGTTGATGATATTGTCCGTTCTGGGCTTGTCAAGGAATACATTATTAAGAAACTTGCTTTAGGTATGTAATGTTTATTGTTGAAAATCATCTTGGTGATATTGAACTAGAGAAAAAAGAGGTCGATGGAATTCGCCTATATAAACTACCTACAGGCGACTGGGTGCCTTCGATCACTTCAGTCACAAGTTTCTACAACCGAGATGTTTTTCTTGAGTGGAGACAACGTGTAGGGGATCAGGAAGCTAATAGAGTTACGAAAGAAGCCACAACGAGAGGTACAATATTTCACGAGGTTGCTCAATCGTATCTTGAAAACAAAGAGTTAAATTGGGATGACTATCCTCCCGCGACTCGTTATATGTTTCATAGTGCTAAGCCATATCTTGATAAGATTGGAACAATTCACGCCATCGAACGTACACTCTACTCAGAGTACCTTGGTTTAGCTGGTCGTGTGGATTGCATTGCAGAGTACGAAGGTGAACTTGCGATCATTGATTTCAAGACATCTAAAAAAATCAAACCAGAAGAATGGATTGAACAATACTTTGTACAAGAAGCTGCATATGCTTGTATGTACTATGAAATGACTGACATTCCTGTCAAAAAACTTATCACAATTATGGTGACTCCTGGTGGAGAAGTCCACGTTTATGATAAGAGAAACAAAGGTGACTACATTAAATTACTGGTGAAATATGTTAAAAAATTTGTTGGAAACCGAATGGTGGTTAATGGATGACATCAACAAGGCTCTAGAAGAAAAGTTCTTGTGTTCAAGTCGTTTCGCACAAGACATCGAACGCATTGCTGCGGAAAACAAGATGACTTATATTGATGCGATCATTTATTATTGCGAGAAGAACAACATTGATGTAGAATCAGTTCCTAAATTAGTTTCAAAACCACTGAAAGAAAAACTGAGGTGGGAAGCGATGGAACTTAATTTTCTCAAGAAAACTTCTCGTGCTCGACTTCCGTTATGACTGCCTTTGATTGCTATAAAACTTACCTAGCATTCAAAAATCATTTTACTAAAGACACTTTCGATTACTTTAAATACGGCGGCAAGACCAATGCGTCTGTCGCCTCTTTTAATAAGAGAAAGGATCGATATTTTTTTGAAAAGATGTCTCGTCAACGAAAGGACGATGAGATCGTTAATTATTTCACAGCAATCTTTTCACA